TGACCTGATGGACATTCTTTCGGCAAGGATGACTGCTGCTGTGAATGAAGTCAACAAGGTGATGGATCTCAAAGACAAACTTAAGGATTCTTGACAATGAAGAAAACACATTGGCATCAAGTCAAGTCTAAGTGGTACTACATCTTCTGGGGAACTGCGACAGTTTCTGTCGTTCTCGGTCAACTGTATGTTGGTACTGGTTATCGTGTACTGCATGAAGACATGACTGAATTGCTCCGTAAGGTCGATGGAGTGCTCCTACACAAGAGTGACTCCCCATATAGGGGTATCCTATAGTAATTTGATTCAGGCACCTTGTAGGGGCATACAGATAGCAGTTATGTTAATATAAATATTAACAGCAGTGTACCTCTACAATTCATTCTGCTACTAAGAATTTAACTGGAAGAGCACTCCGAAGCAGTGCCACCGAATAACTTCAAAATTATGCAAACTACTATTACCATCGACAGTGATGGTGTGCTCACATTTCCCGATGAAATCATTCAGGCAACTGGTTGGAAAGAGGGAGATATGCTAGAATGGAGTGAGAATCCAGATGGTTCTTGGTCTTTAACAAAAGCAGAAACCGATTTTGATGATGAAGGAATTTGATTATGATTTGGATTACAAGTCATTAGACTTCACTGATCCTGAAACTCGCAAACTTTATCGAATTGGAAGAGGAGAGCAGGGAGTGCTCTTGTGTGAACCATACAAGACTGCCATTTGTAGACACTGGAGGTTCAAAGATGTTCCTACCGCTACTCAATCTTCTCATAAGATTTACGAGATGTTCTGTGACTACAGGCGGAAGAAAGATTTCATTGGTATGGACATGGCGCGAAAGTTCCTTGAAATGGGATTTACGAGGGCGAGACGCTATGCTAACCACAAAACCGGGAGAAAATATTCTGTATCTAAAAAGATTCTCCCACAAGAAGATGATGCTCTGACATCAGAAAAAGCACAAGCAGCACAAGTTTTCAAAAAAGTTCGTGACCTTGCAGCATATGACCCTGAGTACCAGATGATGAGAAAACAATGGCGAGCATCAGAATAGGTGACAATGTGGTGTATAATGGATACACCAAAGAACAAGTAGCATGGGGTAACAATGACACCCCATATATGCTCATCTTGGGTAGGATTTACACTATTGATGGTGTAGACGAGCACAAACAGCACACCAAAGTAAGTATCAAAGGTGTGCATAACATGTGGTTCAATTCAGTACATTTTGATGTGGTAGACTAATGGAAGAAAAAGAACAGTGGCGTGAGAAGACTAATCTAGTCATTGCCAAAAATCTCATGGAACAAGTTGCAGAACTTTTAGGTAGTGAATTGAAACACTACACTTGCTGCGATAGGACTACAGAGCATGAAAAATTCGTCATTGAGTATGGTCACCAGCAAAAAGACAAATGAGTTCCCATGGGAATCATTCCCATATCGTCTACAGTTAAAAGATCGAGTTGCATGGTTCCAGTGTCAAGAACACATGGACAAAGAGATTGCTAGGTATAATCTCAAACCCAGAGATTATAAAGCATCATGTAAACGTGGATACAAGATTGTTCGTCCAGACAAACCAAAAAGAAAAAAGAAAGAGGTAGTTAAACCTAAAGTCAGCAAACCAAAACCTGTTGACAAGAAACGCAAAGAACTTCTGAGTCCCATAATGAAGTTCAAAACCATACAATTTGATAAAAAACCTAAATTATTACATCCAAACATGAAATGACATGTACGAAGAACTAAATTGTTTTGAAGAAGCACTGAAACATTTTGGAACTCGGGTAGAGTTTATCTGTGCTATGGAAATGGGTAAAAAATTATCTTCTGAAGAAGCATACCAGATGATTAAGCATGAACAAAAAGAATTAAAGAAATGTCGTAAACAATTTAACAAAAATGAAAAATGCTGATAGTCTCAAGGTGATACAGAATGAAGACGGATCATACTCTCTGGAGTGGGATAAGAATGATCCGAAATGGAAATGGATGAATGACTTGACAGAGGGACAGATCCAGTCTATGATCAGAAGTGCAGTACAACATGACCGCAATGGCAAACTCTGACTACAGTGCATACAGTATCGAACGATTGAAGGAATGGGTGAGTGATGCGCTTCAGACTGAAGTATCTGCTGATGAGATTGCCGATGCAATTCAATTAACACTTCAGGAAGAAGTAGATTATCATATGGAAGCAATGAACAAAGCATCTGATGTTCTTGCACGTCTCAAAGCAAAGAGAAAAGCACCAGACATTTCATTTGCTAGGGCATCAGACTGGGCAGACTTCTGGAACTCACAACCAGGATCAAATGAGGGTGTCGTAACATTCAGTTGATCGACTGTCACAAGCACCCAACCGGGTGCTTTTTTTGTGTTATACTATTTCCATCGACATGCAATCACCTTGACCATCACCCTCCGACCCCACCAACACAAAGCAGTCAATGCTATGTGGAACAACAACAAAGGTCAGGTCATCATTCCTACGGGTGGTGGCAAGACCATGTGCATGATCGAGGATGCCATGACCAACATGGATCTGATCAAGCGTGGTCAGACCTTTGTTGTTGTAGCACCACGCATCCTGCTTGCTGAGCAGTTGTGCAAAGAGTTTCTGGAGATCATTCCAACCAACAATGCACACATTCTCCATGTTCACAGTGGTGAAGTAGAGCACTACCACACCACTAATCCGAAGAAGATTCATCTGTTCAACAATGTCGCTCGATCATCTGGTGAGCATTGTATCATCTTCACCACCTATCACTCTCTGCACAAGATTCAGCAGGCAGACATTGAAGTCAACACCATTTATTTTGATGAAGCGCACAATTCTGTCCAGCGTAATTTCTTCCCTGCCACTGAACATTTTTCTGCTGACGCTGACCGCTGCTATTTTTTCACTGCTACTCCTAAACACTCTCTTACCGTCTTCAAACCTGGCATGAATGACCCAGAGGTGTATGGTCAGGTCATTTGCAATGTTCCTGCACCTCATCTTGTCGAGGAAGGTTACATCCTTCCTCCCAAGGTTGTTGTCAAGGAGTTGCCTACTGGTGATCAACGTCAGTCTGATTGTAAGAATCTGATTGATACCATTGATGACAACTCACTGAACAAGATCCTGATTGCTGCACGTTCAACCAAGCAGATTGTCAAGTTGGTGAAAGAATCTGACTTCTGCAATCAACTACAGGAACGTGGATACAACTGGATGTTCATCACCAGCAAGACTGGTGCTATCATCAATGGCAAGAAAGTATCTCGTGAGGAGTTCTTCCACACTCTCAACAAGTGGGGTGAGGATGAGACACGATTTGTTGTGATGCACCATTCTATCCTATCTGAAGGCATCAATGTGAAGGGACTTGAAGCGGTGTTGTTCATGCGTAACATGGACTATATCGGTATCAGTCAATCAATCGGTCGTGTGATCCGCCTGGGTGGCGCTGAGAAGACGTTTGGACTGGTATGTGTGCCAGTCTTCGACAAAGTTGGTATCGGCACTGCTAGAAGCGTACAAAGTGTAGTCAACACGGTGTTCAATGAGGGGCAACCTGCTATCTCTGAAGTGCGCCGATGAGAAACTATGCTATAATATACTGTAAGTATTCGGAGCAAGTTCATGAACTGCGATGTTAAGTGTTATGTCAGTGGCAAGGTATTCAGTGTGAAATGCCTCGCTAAAGACTATGATGAGGCGAAGCAAGTAGCACTTGCTCAACATCCAAACGCTCGCATCATGGGAGTCACCGCTGTTTTTCCAAATTCAAAACAATGAAACGCCGCATCAATCGTTGGGAAGAGTATTGTGAAACCACATACAATTCCCTCAGAGCAAATGTTCACAACTGGGGCAAACCTGAGTTCTTCCGCCCTCTCACTCGCATCTATTACATGGGTGTGTTTGACTGCGGCAATCCCAATCATACACGTTTGATTAGTGAGACTGCTTTCAGCAATAAGCAGGTTGGTCGAAAGACTGTGCATGATCACTATCTGTCACCACAGTTTGTTGGTCGCATGATCCTGGATCATCCTGACATGTATCTCAGTGACTTCGGTGTGTTCCGTGATATTTTCTACAAGTCATGTGGAACAATCATTGTCACTGCTGAAGAGAACATTCGGTTGAGTCATCTTACCAACAATGATGGTGATGACTACAAAGTGTATGTTCCCACTGATCAGAAGTATCAGCATCTTGGCATCAATTTGTTGTCACGTCCAACTAAAGTGAGATCTTGGCGTGGTGTGATGCTAGATAAAGCGTCAGAGGATGATCTGTACTTTCCAGAACATCTTCTCAAATACGAAAAAGATTATCTGGTAGCATAGCATGGACAAACTTTATAAAATTCAAGAGCAAGACACCACTGGTTGGGTTGAAATTGAAGAACCCAACTGTGTCAAACTGACTAAAGATCAAGCATCAGTTCGATTGTCTGAACTGATGGCAAAAGGATTTAATCCTAACCATCTTCGTTTACAGTATGATGAATGAACTACCGCACGATTTTCCACACACTGCGCCAAAAGGTTACCACTACGAAATCGTTCCATACAAAACTAACGTTGTATCAGTGTGGTCTGTATATCGCAGTGGGTTTACTTACAATAACCACAGTCCGTCTCGTTGTATCTGGGGTTTCTACAACACCAAAAAGCAACAGTATCACTCCCCCATCAACTCAAAGCGTGTTGGCGCAGTAGTTGATGTGAAGGATACAACTCCTTACACTGCAATGCAACTCAACCTCAATCCTCTTGAATATGCCTTATACTCCTCAAGTTGACGATTATGTTCGTTGGGTAAGATCAACCGGCAGTGTTGATGAGGGATGGGTGTATTTCAAATGTGATGAAACCATCAGCATTGAAGTTGGTGTCAAGGACAAACCACATTGTGAATACACAAAAATTGAAAAACATAAAAAAATTCACATTCTCATATGTTGTCCATCATTTCAGTGGCATGAACTGGAGTATGTGAAGAATCGCAGGAACATTAACATTGATGAGTACAAAAGTCAAGAGGGTCGATACCTTGATCCTCAATGAAACTGTGCTATAATCTCACCATAACACACACTGACTGATGACCAAGTATTTTTACACCGTTGATCACTTCATTCCCTTTCCTCGCTCTGAATATGGTGGAGTGTGGGTTGTTGTTGCAGAAAACGATGAAGAATGTTTTGACCTGATCACTGCTGAAGATGAAGGAGCGAACGATGACTATTATGGTCGTCTCCGTGAAAACATTCAGAAGGCACCAGCATATCCACTTGCAGAAAATTCTGAGTCCTGCATCGTAGAGCAGTTCACAACCTAGGACAGTTAGAGAACTGGCACAGGGGAGCACCAACGCTCCCCTTTCTTGTGTATATTAAAAGAGTCAAACAACTCACACACATGGCAACACGTTCACGCATCGGCATCGAACTCAATGACGGGTCTATTCTTTCTGCTTATCATCATTGGGATGGTTATCCTGAGTGGTTGGGTCGGGTACTTGCGACACACTACCGTACAAAGGCGCAAGTAGCGTCCCTGATCGATGGTGGTGACATGTCCTGTGCTTGGTCTAAGCAGCGTTGGACAAAGGATGGTAAGTCTGAGGAGACTGACACTTACGGTCCTGAATACTATAGCGACCGTGGTGATGATACTCCACCCACACTGCATATGAA